TTCCGGCCGGACTTGGCGAATACTCATCTTTAACAAAAAGTGCGGCTCCAAAAAGGATCGACAACACCAATAGAAAATCGATGTGTTTTGGGAGCTGGATTTTTGGATGAAATGCCATGATTGCAAATGAAACTATAAATAACACCAATGCCGTCTTACTTATGATTAGCAGCATCTTCACTCTCCTTTTTGACCAAACCAAGAACTCTTGATCGAGCCAAACTCAGCAATGCTTCAGCTGTACTTTTACCAGCAGCGCCCAGAATGAAACCAAATAGCTCTGGGTAATTACCGCTAGCAAGAAATAAACTTGCCGGTTTAGCAAAGACCACACATAAAATGAAGCCCGCAAAGAATCCTATCCAGCGATCCCGAGTAGGCTCCTTGCTTAATAGAAAGCCAAAAGTTGCCCCAAGCACACCTGTAAAAAGGATGTGTGAATGGTTTTTTATGCTTTCTAATACCTGACTAAGAAAGTCCATATACATCCCCTTTAGTCATACACCCCCCTATAAAATCGGCAATAAAAAAGAGCCTTTCGGCTCTGGTGGTGGATCAGATGAGTAGTCATTTGACATTGCGCCCCCTAAATTTTGGTAATAAAAAAGCACCCGAAGGTGCTGTTATTTGGTTAAGTTTAGACTTCTATTTCTGAATGCTGACCAGTTGGTGCTGGCCTTAAAATCACCTGGTTTGAGATAAACACTCTGACACCCAAGTTATAAGCTGTGCCGGATGTACAAAGCACTGGACCAGATCCACCATCAATCTGAACCCGATACTCTGGATGCTTCACTGAGGTAATAGTGCCGATATATTCCGCATGGGTTGGATTGAGTAGTTTGCGCAGTTCAAATAAGGGATTATTCACGACTGATACGCTCCACTGTAATGGTTTCATTGACCTTTTCATGCGAAAAACTTCCACTCACCCCATCAATCACGCCCCACCACTGGCCATTAAAGGCAATCGTTTTTCCGGGCAGCATCTCGCCAATTTCCGAACTCACTGGAATATCTGAGAAAGTATGCAACTCCTGAATATTGGCTTTCACCAGTTCATTTTTGCCATAGCTGGCACCCGATACCACATTAAATAATGGCCCCGTGACTGTTTCTAGCGGCACATCACCCGAGGTACCACGTTGCTGCACCTTCAGACTTTCACCACTACGGCTATTCACCACAGTAATGGCATTAAAGTCAGCAATGTATTCATCGTTCTGCTTAATGTTCTGCTGCATCACCAAGCTTTCAGATAACAAAATATCGTAGTCATCCACCGTCATCGTGTCCCAGTAACCTTTCTGGTACCGGGGTAAAATAGTCAGTGTATTGCCTGCTTTCTGGCTATAGATAAAGCCACCCCCTGCATCAACCACCTGCTTGATTGCATCGATTGGCGCCAGCTCTGCATAACTCAGGCTCTCCACCGGTACGATCCAGCCCAATTCATCAATCAGTTTCCAGTCCAAGTTGGTACCGCTATTCGCTCGGTCAATTTCAGCCTGAACCAGTTGAACAGAGGTGCGTTCGTTATCCTGAATGAATGAGCGTGTTGGCCCATATTTAGCAGAGTTTAAAGCTGTCACACTTCGACCCGGGTATGTATATAAAATACTGGCAAAGCGTCGGGTTTCTTCTGGATCTTCCAGCAAAATATGATGTTCAAAACCATTAATGATCAGTTTCAGAATTACCGGCTGGTCGTTAATCGGCTGTAGCTTTTCTTTTTCCGTATGAGCCACGGTAATGGAATAGGTCCAGCACCACTGAGACCGACTGGCACTGTAGCTGCCATCCATGACTTTAATTTTCTCGCCGGTATCTAATCGCTCGGCTATTAGTGTATTCACGATATACCACCAGTTCCTTTTTGGCAGTGCAGGAATACAGTCATCTGCACCAAAATTTAAAACAACATTGTGTGAATCAACGTCATGACAGAGGCAGACAAAATTTAAATCACCTGTGCCTTCGTATTTGGGTGTTTCAGGCTTTGGCCAAGGTTGAACCGGATGCTTGCGGTAATGAATCGCTTTGGCCTGATCCCAAGGCAAATCCGACTTGGTGATAATCTCAAGGCTTTTATCCCACTCAAATGAAAAGCGGTGCTCAAAGGCCTGAGCCACTTCATGTGAATAAGTAAAAGTCTTGCGACGACGGATCATTTCCTGCCAGACTGTTTCACGGTTATGCCGCAGCTTGATGGTTTCTTCATGCAGATAGCGCTGATGAATAAAGCGTTTATCGCCTTCTTCCCAGATCACATAGGCATCAGAACTTAAACCGGTTGCCTGTTCATGTATGGATCTAATCGCCCGGGTTAATGATCTTGCTTGCTGATACTGAATATTTTTCTGATTGGAAACCACCAAGCCCTGGTCATAAAAAAGAGCCTCATTTGAGACTCTTAATATTGGCTTGGCCCACGGTATTTCTGTGGTGCTCAAGGCTGCGATAGCCTTCTGATATCGCATATCAAAACCATAAGACACTCCGACCAGATGATTAATATCGAATAACGCTTTAACCTCAAATTGAAATTCAGTATCTAAAATGGTATCAATTGTGCACAGATTTTCACTAAATACTGCTTCAACCTCAAAGCTAAAGCTCGTATCTAAAACAGTATCGATTTGGCCAATGACATCAGTATTCTCACTAAATACAGCAACTACATCAAAGCTGAAATCAGTGTCGAGTACCGTGTCTATGACTGCAGTATTTGCACCACTGTCGGCATAAACTGCGGTGACTTCAAATGAGAATTCAGCATCGAATACAGTATCGATTGCTGCAGAAACATCATCCCCAAAGTTGAGATTAGTCGAGCCGTCGGCCAGATGCTCAAAATTTAGAATGATGTTGTGGCTGTCGGTATTATCAGGCTTAAAATTTAAGTTTAGGTTGTGAGCATCAACGGTGCCGAGCTTATTTTTAAAATCCACATGAGCACCCTTTTAATTTAAGGTCTGAGTTTTATTGAAGTGACTGACAGTGTGCCGCCAAGGGCTAGATTGGTATTGGCTAGGGAAATATCTGTGCCTACCGCCAGATCGGCAGCCACCTCACCTGCACCGTTATAAATACGCGCCCAAGCTGCGATGCCAGTTTTGATCACGGTCGCTGTATCTGTTGGGTGAAGCTCTACATATGCTGCTGTGGTTTCTTTGATACAAGGCTCCGGAAATGTGAGTGTCACCAAGGCACTGTTCGCATCTGCTGCAATAGCAGGACTGGCAGGCTGCACACCCTCATAAAAAATAACGGTAGCACTTTGGCTACCGTTATCCATAAAATTTGCAAAGGCTTGAATCATGGCAAGCCGAGCACTAGTAGATGTTTTACTCATTTTGGCACCACGTTATCTTGGATGACTGCGTTGTAATGACTTGCGGGATCATGTGCAACAACAAAAAAAACCATGTTGCCAAGATTTGAAAATGTGTACTTACCGTTGTGATCTGTCACAACATCCTGAATTATCGCGCCGCTCAGTTTCTCAAAAATCCTTACCCTACAAGGTATTGATATTCCATTCTTTTTAACAAAACCTTGAACTTTCAGATGTGATGATAGATCAATTGATATGCCATCTTTTCTTGCACCAAAATCAACCAAAGTAACAATCACTTAAGATTCTCCTAAGTCAAAAACCACCTGCCCTAAGTGTGGGGCTGTGTCGCCATCGTGATCTGCGTGTATATTTTTGGCAATAAATAATCTTCCTGCGGAGTTAATACGCTTCAAGTCTGCAAAAGGTTTTGCTTTTAACAGCCATTTCACAATTGGCAATTCGCCTCGAATTACAGTTGCTTCATTGATGATAAGCGGAAAAAATGGCGTTTTTGTATTTGTGATGTAGTTAGATAACCCACTTCTCATGGGTGTCACACCAGTTTCAAGTGAGCTGATGCGCGCAGAAGTATAAGCGTCGACTTGGTTTGATCTACGCTGAAGTAAGAGTGTTGATATTGAGCTTGATCCAAGTGCAATAAATTGAGCTGAACGCCCATCTGCGCTTGCTGCCGCATACCTCAGTGATGACGATAAGAAGTTACTTGCAGAATCCACATCCAAAAAAGTATTAAATGCACCAAATCCATAGCACAGAGCGTGATTATTATTATTAACAACACATGGCAAGAAATAAAATGTATTTTTGTCACCAACAATTAAATAAGCTCTATTTCCATTCTCGGGCGCAAAAACATCATTTGATGCTGCATACTCCATCATTTCACGTGTTGATTTAGCATAATACCACTTTGACCAACCATTAATGGCTGCCGATCCTGTGCCTGTGCCCACCCAGTTTTTACCTGGATTGGCACTATCATACGGAGCTTGCACACCCAGCATCGTATCAATATCAGTCATATCTTCTACAATACCGACTTTTGCATACTTCGCATAAGTTGCTGTGTATGTAGGATCCAACTCATCAACGACACGCAAAAAAGGTCGGCTTGGTAAAAGTAAATTTGCAGACCGGTATGCTGCTTTTCCTCCCGTGTTTCCAAATGGCTTTTCCCACCCTAGTGGCGGTAATGATGCATTAATAGTGCCTGTAGTAGTGCTTGTACTTGGTGCCACTGCAAGTTCAAAAGTCACACTCTGCGCATTCGGTACTGTTAAAATTCGATGCTCACCATTAAACTCAGATTGCGCAGCACCTGTGATTTTAATCACCTGATATTGCATCAGGTTATGGGTTGTGCTGAATGTAGCGGTTACTGTTGTGCCTGATGCTGTCAGTGATGATACTGTGCCAATATTAATGCCATTTATCAGGCAAGCATCCAATACATTAATCATCGAGCCATAAGCATTTTGCAGTTGTGGTGCATTGTTATTGGTATGCATATAAAATTTAATATCTGTACTTGCGACCATTTTTAATACTCATAAAAAAGACCGCATATAGCGGTCATATTTGAATTAATGTTTACAATACGCGGTCAATATCGCCACGCAGCATGATTTGGAACTGGTCTGACAATACTGCGGGTTCTGACTGTTTTACTGTGCGAATCACCCAGACCGGAAAGTTTGCAGCCACGGTATTGAAACGCAGGACGTTACCATTAGCCCAGCCTGCTCCCCAGCCTTCCTTCTTAATCGTGAAGTACGGCACGCCAGTCACCGGGTTAATCGGTGCATAGTCTGCATTGGTGGTACCGGTGCCAATCTGACCAGAATATTCACCGATACAGCGGAATGATTGTTCACCTGTAAAGATCAATGCCCAGCGCTCTTGAATAGCGCCTTTGTTGGTGACCTGAAGTGGATATAGCGAGTCGTTGTAATTGGCTAAAATGCTTGAGCTTGGCTCATCTGTCCAGGCATTACTCCAGGACCCTTGTACAAACTTGCGTGTGTAACGCGCCTGCATATCACCAATGACCAAAGCAGATCCAACAATAGTATCGACTGCATCATAGTTATGGGTTAATGGCTTGGTAAATGTCAGCTGGCCATTGATTTGCACGTCTCGGATCAGGCCCATGTCTTGATAACGGTACTTGACTGTCAGTGGTGCAACCAGATTACCCAACACAAAGTCACCGCCCAATGCCACACGGCCATAATCATAGTCAACTGTGTACAAATCGAAAGCTACTTTCGTTCCGTTAGCATCTTCCAGTTCTGCCCATGAGATCCGCTGATCATTGAGATCGTATGTGGTTCCTGCAATTGCACTTGGTAATTCCTGCGCTTTGCTTGAGCTGACAATACCAATACCACCAACACGGAATATCGGCACACGGCCATCAATTGGTAAACGTGTGGCAGACAAACCAAGGATTTCAGAATCCAGTGGAATGTAAGTATAGGCTACGGCGT